AAGAAGAAGTATGAGAAGGCCCCCAGTAAGGCATTGGAGAAAGAAATTGCAAGATGCAACAACATCCAAATGGCGAAGAAGATCTCTCTTAATTCTGCTTATGGTGCTATCGGCAATCAGTACTTCAGGTATTATAAATTAGAGAACGCAGAAGCTATTACTCTTTCTGGTCAGGTTTCTATTCGATGGATAGAGAATAGAATGAATCAGAAGATTAATAAGATTCTAAAAACAGAGGAGGTTGACTATGTTATTGCTTCAGATACTGATTCCATTTATCTTCATTTGGGCCCTTTGGTTGAAGCTGTATACAAGGGGCGAGAGAAAACTACTGAAGGCGTTGTTTCGTTCCTTAATAAGATCTGTGAGATGGAACTTGAGCCGTATATTGAAAGTTCTTACCAAGAATTGGCCGACTACGTAAACGCATATGATCAAAAGATGATCATGAAACGGGAGAATATTGCTGATCGTGGTATATGGACTGCAAAGAAAAGATATATCTTGAACGTATGGGATAGTGAGGGTGTACGATATAATGAGGCTAAACTTAAGATTATGGGTATTGAGGCAGTTAAATCCTCCACACCTGCACCATGTCGTCAGGCTATTAAGGATGCACTGAAGGTTATTATGAATGGTACTGAGGATGAGATGATTAATTTTATTGATACTTTTCGTAATAAATTTAAATCACTTCCACCAGAGGATATATCCTTTCCAAGAACGGTTTCTGATGTTGTTAAATACAAAGGTCGGAATGCCATATATGAGAAGGGTACTCCTATTCATGCTAGAGGATCTCTTTTATTCAATCATCATGTAAAGAGATTAAAATTGGAAGGTAAGTATTCTTTGATTGGAAATGGTGAGAAGGTTAAATTCTGTTATCTTCGTAGTCCAAATCCAATACATGAGAATGTGATGTCCTTTATTCAGGACTTCCCCAGAGAACTTGGCATTGAAAAATATATTGATTATGATTTACAATTTGAAAAATCTTTCCTAGACCCCTTGAAAATTATCCTAGATGTGATACAATGGGAGGTGGAAAAAACAGCTACATTAGAATCTTTTTTTGGATAATGGAATTACCTATTGATGATAAAGAGTTTGGTTACATCGTTACTGCACTTTGGAAGTGTCGTAAAAATGTTGGTGAACCACAATGCGAAAAACTTTATGAAAAACTAAAGTTAGTTAAGGAAGTTAGAGATGCTAATCCCAATGGACCATATAAGAAGATTCTTAGGGAGGAACATGGCATGGTAATATGACATGTTTTGGATGGTTAGGAATTTTATTGTTGATTACTGGTATGAGTTCTATTGTTATTTTGGTCTTTACTATCCTTGAGGTTTACAAGTAAATTTAAATGGAGAAAAACATGAGAGAACAATTAATCAAAGCTTTATTAGCACATGCACAAGGAGATATCCAAAAACATGTGGCTAATGTTGAAGTGTATTTGTCAAATCCAGCAGGTATTGGAGAACATTCTAATATTGTGGAAGCTATTGAAGAAGAGTTGAATATGATTGCTAAATACGAAGATCAAGTTCAAGTAATTCTAAAGTATTTTAAAAAGTAATTATGGATTTTTTGAAAGATATTGTCAAAGAGATTGGTGATGAGTACACCCAAATTGCATCAGACATCAACGAACAAGAAGAGTTCATCGACACAGGTTCGTACATCTTTAATGCAATGGTGTCAGGTTCCATTTATGGTGGTGTATCTAGGAATAAGATTACTGCCATCGCTGGTGAGTCCTCTACTGGGAAAACTTTCTTCTCCCTCGCAGTTGTCAAGAATTTTCTGGACAATAATCCTGACGGTTACTGCCTTTATTTCGATACTGAAGCTGCTGTTAATAAAGGATTACTTGAGTCTCGTGGTGTAGATTTAAAAAGAACTGTTGTGATTAATGTAGTCACAATTGAAGAGTTTAGACAGAAGGCACTTAAGGCAGTTGATATATATTTAAAGACCAACATAGAAGATCGCAAACCTTGTATGTTTGTGTTAGACTCTTTGGGAATGCTTTCGACTGAAAAGGAGATTACTGACGCACTCAACGATAAACAAGTCAGAGATATGACCAAATCTCAACTTGTAAAAGGTGCATTCAGAATGTTGACTTTAAAACTTGGTCAAGCAAACATTCCACTAATAGTTACAAATCACACCTACGATGTTATCGGATCTTACATCCCTACTAAAGAAATGGGGGGCGGTAGCGGCCTCAAGTACGCAGCAAGTACAATCATTTATCTTGGCAAGAAGAAAGAAAAAGATGGTAAAGAAGTCATTGGAAACATTATCAAAGCAAAGACTGTCAAGTCACGTTTAAGTAAAGAGAATAAAGAAGTTGAGATACGTTTATTCTATGATGATCGAGGTCTTGACAAATACTACGGTCTTTTAGAATTAGGAGAGGCTGGAGGCCTGTGGAAGAATGTTGCAGGTAGATATGAGATGGATGGAAAAAAAGTATATGCAAAACAAATACTCTCTAATCCAGATGAATATTTTACTCCTGAAGTAATGCAAGCTCTTGATGAGATTGCAAAGAGTGAGTTTAGTTATGGAATCTAATTTTATTAGATTGTATGATGGTGTTTTTTCGCCAATGTTATGTCAACAGTTAATTCAAACTTATGAAAAACTGTGGAATGAACAGGAAGAACAAATAAAAAAGATGAGCCTTTGTTATGCAGAGGACGGTACTAAAACTTGTGGTGCTTGTAATTGCCAAAGATTGGATATTATGAGACACTATGAATTCAATGAGTCTTTCAGATATGTTATGTTTCAATTGCAAAATGTGATTGAACAGTATAAGAGAGATGCTAATGTTCATCCAGCACAATGGCCTAAAAAGCATGCTTTTGAAAATTTAAGGATAAAAAGATATCTATGTAATGATGAACAACAACATGATTATCATTCAGATGTTGGTAATATAGAATCGACCAAAAGGTTTGTTGCTATAGTTGCTTATTTGAATGATGATTTTGAAGGTGGGGAAACTGAGTTTCCTCATTTTAATTTGAAATTTAAACCAGTAACAGGTAGTCTTCTTATGTTCCCATGTACATGGAGTTATCTTCATAAAGGCAATCCATCTACTAAAGGATATGGAAAATATATATTAGGTTCTTTTTTAAATTATGCAGTCAATCAAAACTTTAATAGAATAGGTGACAAAACTTTAGGAATTGAAGGTGTATGATGGATAGAGTTGAAACAACAATTCTAAGAAATCTGGTTCATGATGAAGAATATCTACGTAAGGTTATTCCATTCATTGAGCCAGATTATTTTGACAATCATCAAGATCGTGTAATCTTCGAAGAGATTGCTCAGTTTATTGTTAAGTATAACAAACCCGTATCTCAGGAAATACTTAAGATTGAGGTTGAGAATAGATCAGATATTAATGATGATGAGTTTAAAGAAATTACGGGGCTTTTATCTTCCCTAGATAGACAGGTTGTTAATTCCGAATGGTTAGTTGACACTACAGAAAAGTGGTGTCGTGACCGTGCGATATATCTGGCCCTCATGAAGTCCATCAAGATTGCTGATGGCCAAGATGAGAAAAAAACTCGTGATGCAATTCCCTCTATACTTTCTGATGCACTTGCTGTTTCTTTTGATAACCATATAGGACATGACTACCTCGAAGATTACGAACAACGATACGAATCTTACCACAGAAAAGAAGAAAAGATCTCCTTTGACTTGGAATACTTCAACAAAATTACAAAAGGTGGTCTCCCTAACAAGACTCTCAATATCGCTCTTGCTGGTACGGGCGTCGGGAAGTCTTTATTCATGTGCCACATGGCTAGCTCCGTCCTCTTGCAGGGGAAAAATGTTTTGTACATTACAATGGAAATGGCTGAAGAACGAATTGCGGAACGAATTGATGCCAACCTCCTTAATGTCAATATTCAAGAAATAAGTGATCTACCAAAGATCATATATGATAGTAAAGTAAATAATTTATCAAAGAAAACACAAGGAACATTAATTATAAAGGAGTACCCTACTGCATCTGCACATAGTGGACACTTTAAAGCTCTTTTAAATGAACTTTCATTGAAAAAATCATTTAAACCTGATATAATATTCATAGATTATTTGAACATATGTGCATCCTCAAGATACAAGGCGGGAAGTAATGTTAATTCGTACTCCTATATTAAGGCGATTGCGGAGGAACTTAGGGGCTTGGCTGTCGAAAGTAACTTACCGATTGTTAGTGCTACTCAAACTACTCGTTCTGGTTTCGGCTCTAGTGATGTTGATCTTACTGACACGTCAGAGTCCTTCGGACTCCCTGCTACTGCTGACCTTATGTTCGCTCTCATATCTACTGAG